CCTTATATGATATTGTCTTTAAGATTTTCTTTTGCAGCAATAATACTTGTATTTATTTATAATAAAAAGCTCTTGAAGATAAATTATGAAATAGTAAAAGCCGGTATAATAATGGGTATATTTCTTTTCGGAGAATTTTTCACATTTACAGTAGGCTTACAGTATACAACAACTTCACGCTCGTCTTTACTTATTGCATCGTATATTATACTGTTGCCCCCCGCATACCTTGTTATAATGAGAAAAAGGCCCTCATTGTCCGATATAATTGTTTCAGTTATCTGTATGATAGGTGTATTCTTTATTTTAGGTAATAATCTTGGAAGCTTTCATATCGGTGATATATATTGCATACTTTGTGCTGTTGACTATGCTTTGTATATTGTTATTTCATCTAAGTACTCAAAACTTTATGATTCCGGAATATTGAATGTATTGCAGGTTTCCACTACAGCCGTTTTTTCTATCCTGTCATTAGTTTTAATCGGAAATAACAGGTTTGCCTTAAATCTTTCCGACGGCTTTCAGTTAATATACCTTACCGTATTTTGTACAACATTACCTTTCTTTTTAATACTGTACGGTATGAAACATGTATCCGCCACAACAAGCGGAGTATTGCTCTCTCTTGAAAGCGTGATGGCTGCGGTTATGGGAATAATACTTTTACACGAGTCTTTTACTCCGAATCTCATTATAGGAGGAGCAATTGTAATATTTTCCTTTATATTGTCCGAAGTTTTACCTAAAATTCTTAGGAATTGAATCGTATATAATTTATTAAAGCAAAAAAAGCACAATCCCTTTATGATAAGGATTGTGCTAAATTTCAAACTGCCGCAGACCGGAATCGAACCGGTACGGGTATTTCTACCCACGGGATTTTAAGTCCTTGCTTTTTTTGATTAAATAGTGCGTAAATACTGACTTTCTTCCTATTATATTAGACATTTATTAGACATCTAAACAGAATAACTTTTTTAAAACTTTTTAAAATAATTTTAAAAAAGCGTTGACTTTACCCGTTATACAGGGTATAATAAAGACAGTTAAGAGAGATAAGGAAAAACAAAGAAAATAAATTTTGGAGGATACAAAAATGAAGAAGTACACAGTAAACATGGTAAACAGCGTAGAGATGGACGAGGCAAGCAACAAGTTTTACATTGCAATGGAAGATGGCGCAAAGTTTGAAGTAAACCTTTACAAGTTATCAGATGAGGGCATTGAAGGACTCAAAACAGTAGAAGGATATGATGAAGATCCAGAGATTTTTGAAAGACTTATGAAAGTAGCAGAAGAAAGATAAGTAAAACTTAAAAACGCAAGCCCTCCAGAGAAGGCTTGCAAAATAAAAAAAGACATATAAATAGGAGGGATTAGAATGGAAGTGTTTGAAGTTAAGGAATTTAGGGCAGAAATAAAATTTTCCAAAAGAATGAGCATCGCTGCAGGTTGTGCGCTTGACGACCCTGATCCGGTAGGCTTAGGAAAGTACAGCACAAAAGAAGAAGCAATGAAAGAATTGAGTAAATATAAACCTGATTGCTATTACAATCCTTATGGCAAGTTTTATCATGTTACGGAATACTTTATCGACTGCTATGAAGCAGATGAAGACGGCGAATTTTTGTCAGGATGTGACTACGTAAGTGCATATGAGTACAAGTATGACAGTGAACTTGACGACATAGTAATAACGGAAGCATAAGGATTATGGATATATGATAAAATTTAAAATAGACATCCTCGCCACTCTCAAAGCGGCGGGTTACACTCAAACGGTGCTACAAAGGGAAATCCTTTCAAAAAGTGTTGTTCAGTCGCTAAAAGACGGTGGGAACATCACACTTGATACGCTCAATAAAGTTTGTTGCCTTGCAGAGTTGCAACCGGGTGACATATTGGAGTACAAGGAGGTACCTGAGGAAAAAGAAAAAATAATACAAAATTATTTATAAAAAGCTTGACATTACCCCATATATAGGGTATAATAAAGATAGTTAAGGAGAGTACTTCTTAACCGTTAATAGCCAAGAGTAGGTGGAGAAAGGAGCTCGTATGGAGAGTATGACAGATAAGCAAATGGAAGTCATTCTTAATCTTGTGGCTGACAAGTTTGCAGCTTGCAAGACTATGGATGAGGTTCAAAAAGCTATCAGTGATGTTCGAGAGATGGCTAAAAAAGAAAAAGCTAGCGAATAGCTAGCAAAGAGGTAACAGGGGACGGTGGACTTACTCACACCGTCCTATCTGTTAAATATAACATAACACAGATAAGGAAATCTTACAATGAAAAACTGTAGTGAACGTACATTGAATGTCATGCTTCAGAACAGGCAAGGATTTAGCCCCTTGCCTTTTTTGTTACATCACTCTATAAATAAATACTTTATGCTAATAATACCTTTCCTTCTCTTCATCTGTTGCGATTACTTCTATTATATCTTCCACGCGTAAATTAGTCATTAGACAAACTTTATTAAGCGTATCTAATGTGATAGACTTCCCTCGCTTTATATTTTCTAAAGTTTGAGCTGATAGCAATTTTTCTTTTTTTATACGAGTATAAGAATACCCTTTGCCAGTCAGCTCTTTCATAATATCTATTTTATACCTGATCATAATTACCTCCTGCCTCACTTTCAGTATATATTACACCATACTTAAAAGCAATAAAAAAGTTCTAAAAATAGAGTAAAAACCGCTTGACATTACTCTAATAATAGAGTAAAATAATATTGTAAGATAAATAAGGAATTTACAAAAACTTACAGAGCCGACCAGCAAACACAAACTGTAAGCAAAGAAGAAAGGTGGATATATGAAAAAAGAAATGATGATTGGAAGAACATACGGAAGCTTTACAGCCAAGGAACAAAGACAAATAGACAGCATGATTTCAGGTGCGTATTATGGCACAGTTGATGGAATAGAAAATGACAGACCTTCGGAGATCGGTGAGTATCAGATTACATTAGATCTAAACAATGGATTATCTGTAGCTGGCACATTATCCATAACTGAAGATGAGGTAATCGAATATATTAATGATGATGGTATATTCTACAATCCAGCTGAATAGAAGCATATGAAAAAAAACAAAAACGGCCCTGTAGCAGCCGACCAAAGCAAAACTACAGGGCCTACCTCAAAAGAAAGGCAAAGGCATTTTATCATATGAGCAAGAAAGTTGCAATATATATATCCGGGTGTCTTCTCTTGATCAAGCTAGAGAAGGATACTCTTTAGCAGCACAAGAAAGAACTTTGAGAAAGTACTGCTCTGACAAAAATTACTTCATCTATAAATTGTATGCAGATGAAGGGATAAGTGGAAAAGATATGACACACAGGCCTGCAGTACAGGAGCTTATACAAGACGCAGAAGAAAAGAAATTTGATATTATTCTTTTCTGGGCATTAAGTAGATTCACAAGAAGCGTGTCTGACTTGTATCAGACAGTATATAAATTGAATCAACTAAACATTGACTTGGTTTCATATACTGAAGCGTTTGATACGAGCACACCTTTCGGGCGTGCGATTGTAGGCATTTTGGGAGTTTTTGCTCAACTAGAGCGAGAGCTCACAAGCGAAAGAGTGAGCTTTGCGCTTGATGAAAAATTCAAGCAGAGCAAGTATGCACCGGCATTTTTGCAAGGTTACACTAGTAAAAATGATGAACTGAAAATCATAGAAAGAGAAGCAGATTGCGTTAAACTGTGCTTTGAAGCATACTTAGAAACGCATAACTTATCTGAAACAGCCCGGATACTCAATCGTGCTGGATACAAAGGAAAACGCGGTAAAGAGTTTTCAGCAAACTCAGTAAAAGTAATGCTAAAAAATAAAACTTACGCAGGATACATTCGATTTAAAAAAGAGGAAAAATCAGGATCACATGAAAGTATTATATCAACTGATACTTTCAAAAAAGTACAAAAAATTTTAACTCAAAAGCACAATTCAAGAAAAAGAAAAAATTTTAAGCAATAAAAAAAGGCAAGGGGATTAAGCCTCTTGCCTTATCTACTATTCTATAATTTCATACTTGCTTAAATCAGGCGCATCTGTATCCAACTCTTTTACATATCTACCCTCATCATCTACAAAAAAGTACAGCTTTTCGCTTGCGTCCTCTATGTATCCATTTCTTGCCATAAGACCTGATTGGGTAAGATAGTAAGACTTACCGTCAACATCCACCCACTGCCCTGAAAGCATTGTGCCGTCGGCAGGATTCATATAGTACCAGTCTGGTCCCTGTTTGAACCAGCCTTTTATCATATAACCCTTCTGATCAAAAACATACCAACGTCCATCAATATACGCCCATCTGCCCGCTACGTGACTGTGAGGAGTATCGGCATACCACCACTGGCCATCTTTGGACTTATTCCACCCAAGCGGATACTCTACCTGTGCAGGTCTGCTCTTCTCTGCCTTTCTGCCATTCTGCAAGGCTATAGCCGTGTGGTGAAACTCATATAAAAGTATGTCTCCACGCTTTAAATACTCATCAGATAGCAAATATTTAGGAGCTGATAGCAGTTCAAACTCTCCTGTTTGTAAAAGAGCCTTAGCCTCATTTCCTGTATAGATATCGCCCGATACTTTTATGCCTGCTGTATTAACACATACCGCAACCAAGGCACTGCAGTCAGTTTCGCACGGTGTCTTTATATCCTCTATTCGCCAGCCGTTGGCCTTGCAAAGGCTGTATAAGGTCGTTCTTTGATTTTGGTCGTACCCGATATAGTCGTTTTTGCAAGCTTTTTCCATAGTCTGCGCTATCTTTTCGGCCTTTTTTGAGTCTTTGCATCTTAAAACTTTATTCCACGGGCGGTTGTACCACTCGCGAATTTCGACTTCTTTGCCGTCCTGATTGCCTGCAATTCCGCCACTATATCGCATACGCTCATCACGGCTTGCCTGTCCTATTTTAATCATATACCTTTATCCTTTCTTGTATCAAAAAAGAGGGCCGAAGCCCTCGTTATTCCTTGTCCTCAATCTCTATAAATTCGCCTGTGTTTTTCTTTAGGAATCCCTTTACCGTAATCCACACCCTGCGCACAGGCAGCCCCGATAATGTCATATTCTTAAGTACCGAAAGTATCTCATACACTATGTAAAGTAATGCAAAAAACTCCATCACAGAAATATCCTGTATATGCATATAATCTCTTAGTGTATCCGGCAAAAATCCTATTAGATTCACTGGGCATAATATGTCTACAAATACCAGGCATACCAAAGATAAAAGCATGCCTATTTTGCGAATACCACCGTCGATACCTATACTGGAATTAAAGTCCCTTTCCTTCGCAGCTCTTAAACTTCCAAATACCACATCCATCACAATCATTATTATAACTAACTTGAATAATGTATTGTCTCTCATAATATCAAAAACAGGTTTAAAAATATCAAAATGCATTTACTAATGATCCTTTCTTTGCAATAAAAGAGAGGGAGTTGCCCCTCTTTCTGTTATAAAAATTCCGTTTTATGTTATCAAAATAGCCTTTTTTGTTATCAATCTACATCATCAAGTATTCATCAGTCTTCATGAACTCCTCAACTGCTGTTCTGTACTTCTCTGGCACTTCATCAAGTGTCATAAGGCTGTGTTTAATCCTTGATGCATAGAATCTAACATATACCTTTAACTTTCTTTTACTGCTCATTTTCTTCTCCTTCCTCTTCACTGTTCATCAATTCAAGCATCATGTTTGACAAGGCATCTATACGACCTGTCAAAGTGGATTCTACCCGCTCCACTTTATCCATAGCCCTGAACATAAGTAATGCTTGTATCTGAGTAATTACACCCATCTCATTTTTAATAAAATTTATGGTGATGCCCTGTAACTTTAGCCCTGTTACAGTCTCCTCACCGCTGTCACTTTGAACTGTCATGATTACAGTATTTGCATCTGTCAGCCTATCTTTCAACTCATCCAATTCTGCAAAATTATCAATCACCGTGACAAATGTATCACCGTAATATGTACTAAGCTCTATCTCGGTCTTATCCTTTAATATTAATTTGCTCATTTAAAATCTCCTTTAATTAATAAACTCTATATGGCTAATTCCTGATACACTATTGTTAACATATACATTAACCTGTATAGTAATCCACTCTCTGTGACTTGCTTCTGAAACAGCCATACCTAAAACAATTCTATGGTGGCCTTGTAAATCAGACACATCTATATCAACAAAATATTCTGCACCTACTGGTATTTCAGTAGGTGTATTCCACTGTCCTTGTGCTATAGGTATAACACCATCTTTATAACCAACTCTTTTTATAATATTAGGGTTTATTTTTGAGTTCCTGCTTGCCAAATAATCAGGTGTTATATTTGTAGGTAATGCCCATAAAACACCTACTAAAGAACCTACTCCACCTGTTGTCGACCACTTACCTCCATAAGGGTATTTCAAACCTAACCTTATAGTTTTAAAAGATGAAAGATTAATAGAATGAGCAAGTGTAACTGCTTCTTCCAAAACAGTATTACTCCTATACTGGTGTAGGCCTCCTCCTGAAGCTGAGGATGTATTACTAAATCTTATAATACCGTCTCTTATTTCAGTGGAGGGTTTACTGTAAACATTTGGGTTATTTCCCAATCCTATGTTCGCCACCCCTGACACTAAAACATTGTCAAAGGTGGCATTCCTAAAAGCCACTCTACCTGCATTTGAATCTTTCATTGTACCTACAATACCATTTATATTTACACCCTCTCTTATATTCCATGGGTAAAGATTAGGTGATGGGAGAAAGACATAATTTGCACCCTGTATGTAATGACCATTCGGTATTTTAGTTACAACACCTCTTCCCCTATTTGCTCCTGTAGCATCATCCCACGCAAATCCGTTATTATCAACAGCAGATATAACATCACCAGTATTGCATATCCATCTTGGAATAGTGCCCTGAAAGTTAATGCCATGTTGTGAAGATGCAGTTTGCCACTGCAGTACACTATCAGCTCCTGCTGTGCCTAATGCGGCTGCGTCAACCTCCACGTGTGGGGAGTTGTCATTTCTGTAGTAATAAGCATTACCATGACCCAACTGCATAACCAACTTACCTCTACTGGGGTCCATACCAAAAAGTTTTGCCTGATTATTAGTATAGTTATTGAGCTTAGTATCTACCATTTTAATCTGCCCACGCTCGTTACAAGTAACCGTATCGCTAAGAGTCTTCTCTGGATGATAATTTGTTGCACCTTTAACCAAGGCAGTTGGTGCAATAACATAGGGCTTCCGCTGTCCACTTGGGTCTTTATGATAATACCCCTCCTCTAAACGGACTACATAACCGCCTTCAGTAGGATATAGCCACATCTCGGCACTATCGGGACCATGATATCCTCTGATAAGGATATTTCCAGTAGTGCCTGCTATAGTTAAATTGCTGAGCATTTTATTTGCATCTATCCCTAAAACATTCGTAAGTACTGCATATGGGATTTTTGCTGTGGGCTTATACTGCCCATCTTTATTGTAGTATCCTTCTTCAAACCTTACATGGACTGTACTTTCTCCTGAAGCATTTACAACTTCCGAAGCTGTGGACCATGTGCCACGTTTGGGTATAGTGCCTTCCACAACTTCATCATTACTATCAGTAGTGACGGTCTTATACCCTTGCAAGACTTGAGCCTTAGAGGCTGTAACATCATCCGAACTTACTCCACCTGCTCCACCACTCAAAAGTATCGCCTGCGCCATTATTACACCCCCTTTATAAGTAGCAGGATATCAGTCTCAGGCTTTTTTACAAAGCAACTTATTACTATGTAACCATCATACGTATCTATCCTGTCTACGCAACTCCAAGCCTTTTTTATAGCCTTTACCCTTGCACTATCTGTAACTCCGTCAGGTATCAACAAAGATATCTCAGGCACATCCGTTCCCTTGATTCCTGCTATATCTATACGCTGTGTATAAGGTCCTTGAGTGCTAAATTTTGAAGCTTGTACTTGTATCTGCTTTTTATTGCCTATGACCTTATCAATCTTTGCAAAATTGCTGTTAAAGTCCTCGACATTGTAATTGTCTGTCCTGTCAGGCATTTTCAATTTTAGATTATCCGTTTCTCTCATAAATCACCTACCTTAAATCCAGTTCCGTCATTTGCTCATGTGTATACTGCTCCAGTTCTCCATGAGTTTTTTTCTCAAGCATTCTATGAGTCACATACCACAGTAATACTTCAAGTTCCATGTTTGCAGGTACGATTTCATCAGCAAGCTTTTCTATTTCTTCCTTAAGCTCTTTTGATGATAAAGCCACCACTACGCTGACCTTGTAATGCTCCATATCTACATTTAACTTAAAGTCTTTTTCTGAGCCTACCATAGCCAAAAGGCTACGATAAAAAGTTCTATACGTGTATGGGAGTCTACCCTGCATTACTCCAAGAATTCTTAAGTTTCTTACGTCAAGCTCGTCAGTATCTTTGCTCGATATCTTTAATATTTTTTCCCATCTTGCAGCAGAATCAGAATCCTGACTTAGTATAAAACTGTTATTCAAGTAGTTACTGCCCTTATTCCAGAAAAACTCAATCTCAGGCTGTTCGGCACTCATCATCTGATTAAACTCTGTCACATTTTTCAATATATCCGGAAGGTAGTCTATCAATTTTCTATCCATTGAAGTTACCTCTTACAGCTATAGTGTCTGGATCCAATATAGTATTAGATGCAGTTCCGTTAAGCTTAGTATCTGCTATATCCTTAACGCCATTTATGGCAAGAATCTTGCTCTCAATATTTGATATTCTAACAACTATATTATCTACAGTATCCCAAGATTTATTAAGCTCTAAAAAGTAGCTGTCAATAGCGTTTTGGATATGCGATTTCAAAGCATTAAAATTGTAGCCTGAGTCATAAACTATATTAGTATCTATATTTATGCTCTTTGTTTTTACGGATTGTATATGGCAAGTGTGGCCGATTGACGCAAGGCCGTCACCAAGCTGGTCCCCTTTTGGGTCTATCAGCTTTTGTACATTTGTAACAAGGGTTGAACTTGCCTGTCCATATTCGGAGTTTGTTATAATTGCAAGAATATGCCCTGGCAAATTATGAGCATTGCCATCTTTTGCCCTTAAAATCTTACAACCGCCTCCACCTTCAATAGCTGTAATCTTCTGGTAATAATCTTTTTTATTGCCCCCAAACGCCTGAGTATCGAAAGAAGAATAATATCTTTTTCTGAATTCTTCAGTCCCCTCTTCATCTTCTCCGTGTATCTCTATACTTTCTATGTTCGCTGTCTCAAGGCCATCTATGTATTCGACAGGTATAAGGCTTCCTCTTTCTGCATTCGGCGCTCTTCCTGCAGTTTCGCAGGTAATATAAAACTTCCCAGCGCTTATCTTTTCAGATACAACCCAGTTGAATCTTGAACTTGAAAATCTTTTACCTATTTCTACGTCAATATTAAATACAGCTATAGCCTTTGCAAATGTTGCCTTTTTCGGCACAAGACCTCTTTCCAATGCTCTTCTTATCAAATACTCTCTAGGTGCAGTATCAGCAAAAGTGCAATCTATAAGGCTATCAAGTGCTATGTAAGCCTGTGCAAGTTCTGCACATACCGGAGCGACAGCGGAATAAATAACAGAACCCTCTCTCTTGTCGATACCGCTATCAACTCTTGATAAGACTCTGCTTAATATATTTTCGTATGTATTCTCTTCAAACACTATCTAACCTCCGTTTCTATATCTATATCGCCGTAAATACTATCAACTTTAAAACTCACAAGAAGTGTATCCTTGTTTCTACTAAATCCAAAATCATAGACAGCTGTAATTCTATCGTCCTGCAGCAGTGCTTCGCTTATAAGCCTTTCTACCTCATCCTCTACTATGTCAGGATGTGTGCCTATAAGCTCCTCAAGCTCTGCCCCATAATTCCACGAATATATCAGAAATTTGTATCTTTCAGTATTTAAGATAAGCATTATCGCCTGCTTTACCGCTTCTCTTTCATCTACAAATCCATATATTCTACCCTTTTCAAAGTCTATAAAAAAAGTATTGCTTGGCTCTGTGGACTCATCTATCTGTAATATATCTTTATCGTTTAAAGGAAGCATGTTATCACCTCACCTTGTCCAATACTATGTACTTCTGTCCACCATCAACCCTTATAAGGATTACTTGATCACCTGCCTTAAGACTATTATCAAGCGTAATTCTGCCTATCCCCTCAGCTTCACAAGCGATTTTGCTGACCATTCCTGTAAGAATTAGTGCGCTTTCAGGTATTGTAAGCTTCTGATCTATCCATATCTCGAGTGGTGATGCCTTTACCACTTTACCAAATCTAAAAGACATAGGATCCTTTGACTCCACTGCTTCAAGTGCAGCCTGCTTTACCGCTTCAACTAAATCAAACATTAAACAGTCCTCCTCTAAGTTTTAAAGTCATTAGATGTTCGTCATTTTTAAAGGTATGAGTTACCTTTTCAGCAACCATATAGCCTGATACGGTAGTGTTTTCAAGCTGTAGCATAACAACAAGAGACGAACCGGCTCTAACTTTTATGTCTCCAAATGCGTCTTTTATGGTAAGCGTTTTAGCAACCTTGTTGTAATACTTAAGAAGCGCTTCGGCTTTTTTTGCTCCTGACTCTTTTGTTTCTACAGTCTCATTAAGTTGTAAAACTCCCCACTTATTGATATTCTCACTGCTTTTTACTAAGAAAACATCATTTGTCTTTTCTTTTGTGTTCTTATACACAACTTTTACCTGATTGTATGTTCTACTGTCTATAGAACTGCTGTAGTCGTATGACTGTGCGGTATCGGTATTTATAAGCAAGTCAAGTTTCATACTGTCAATATTCTTAAGTGTAAGCTTACCAACATTGTCATAAAAGACATATAACTTACCTGTGTTCTGCAAAGTTTCGTCTATAGCATTTTGGATAATATCAAAGAGAGTTTTGTTCTGCTCTTCTCTGCGTGGTATCTTATAACCTGTATCCTCAAGTTCTCCAATATTGAGCCTGAAATCTTCAGCAATAAGCTTTATAACATCTCCTGCTGTCAAATTATTATATGCATAAGTATCCTTGTTTTTTAAATATCTAAGCTGGTCATAGGCCGTACACTCTACAATATTGCTATCCTTACTTGATACCTTTTTACTGAAAAGAAAGCCAAAAAATACATCTATCCCGTCCACCGTAAGTTTTACCTGATTACCTTCTTCGGTTTTTATATTGCCATCGTCAAAATAAGCAAACTTGAGCGTTCCGGGACTTCCTTTGCGTTCCAAATCAAGCTGTATTCCTTCTTTTATAGCAGGAAGGTAAGCTTCTTTGCCGTTACTAATCATTATGCTTACTGTCATGGTATTACAAGCTCCCATCCGTCTATAATCAAATTAGGGTTCTTTATCTTAGGATTAGCACTGACAATTTTAGGATATAAAGAGCCGTTGCCATAATATCTCTTTGCAAGTCCCCAAAGAGTATCACCTCTTTTTACTATGTGAGTCTTAGGCTTTTGTGCAGTAGATGTATCTCTATTCTCGGTTATCTTTGCTTCTTCCTTCTTTTCTTCCTGCTTAGTCTCTCCTATAGCAGGTGCAGGCGGTTGAACAAATACAACTTTCTTTGTCCCATAATGCCTATATTCTTTCAAAGTTACGCTTACTTTAATATCTCTGCCTTCTTGTGCATCCTCAGTAATATTTAAATCTTCTAAAGTAACCTTTATATTGGTCTTGAAGCCGTGAGGCCTTTTAACAACGAATTGAAAAGGCCTCTTGTTTATCTTTAATTGATTCAACTTATCAAGATAACTTTTCTGCTTTTTTGCTTTACTTACTGCTGCAAAAGAGTAGTTTTGAAAAGGCAAAAGGAATTCAAAGCTGAATTCCTTTAACCCTTTTGTCTTTATGATATTGACTTCGCCCTCGTTTATGAGAGTTACTGTCTTATTCATATTCTTAACTTTTAAACTCAACTTAGACGGAGTGATAGGCAGTAGCATATTTGCTAAATAAAATCTAAACATTAACTATGCACCCCCTCAGCTCCCATCTGCACAGCCTCAACAAATTTAACAGTCAAAGCGTCTAAAACATTATCTAAATCCATATTAGAGCTTATCTGATTAGTCATTCCTGAATAATCAACCTTTATTTCTGCAGTAGTAAATCTGTTAATAGCCTCCTGTTCTGCAATGTCTCTCAAGTATTCAAGGTTTTCTTTTGTTTCTGCGAGTGCACCTGCTGCAGCCGCAGTATTACCTGCTGTCTTTCCTATGTTGTCTGCAACTCCTGCACCTGCTCCCTTGTCAAATGCTCCTGTATCAAATCCTAAAGAGTCAATTCCGTCTCCATTACTCATAGCTATCTTCTCAGCCTTAAACTGGGAATACTTGCCCTTTAGATCTGCGACCTTACTGTCCATGTCGCCTTTCATTCGCATAAGTTCCCATGTTCTCGCCAGCTTATCTGCATTTGACTGAGCCTCTGCTCCTGCCAAGCTCTGTTCCCTTGCGGTTTTCTCAGCATTGAATTGAGCTTTTGCAGTAGTGGCAAACGTTACCTGTGATATGGCCTGAATGCTCACTCCCGGTATTTTATTAAGAGCGTTAATGAATCCGTTAATCATACCGATAGCGCTGTTTAACATGTTCTGTATCCCTGTTAATACGTTTACTCTCATCTGTCCAATGAAATTTGATACCGCAACACCTGTTTTCTGCCAAGTGAGAGACAACTTTCCTGCCAAGTCCATGATTGCATAAATACCTGTAAAGAATGCAAGCCTTAGTGCAACGACGCCAATGCTCATAGTCATTTGCGCAAGTGTCCAAGCATTCTTCATTCCGCCCACTGACTGAATGAATCTGTAGGCAACTGCAACAACCGCGCCTATTGCAATCGCAATCCATAAAAACGGATTAGATAACATGCTTACAATCATTGCCTGATTAGATGCTACTGCAAGCCACTGAGCAGCGGTATAAATCCCCCACGCAACGGCAGCAGTTGTCGCTCCTATAGCGATTCCTGCAAGAATAGGCTCTATAATGCTCCAGTTGTCCACTATAAACTGCGCCCCGCTTCCTATAAGCTGTATGAGTGGTTCAAACGCATCAAATGTTATGTTCGATATCATAGTGGCCACCTGTGAGTACGTATAAGGCATAGAGTTAAACTTCTCGTTTATCTTATCTGCAGATGACAGCATTGCGCTCTTTACTACGTCAGCCGTTATCTTTCCTTCTTGAGCCAACTGCCTAATCTGACCTATCTCAACTCCTAAGTGGTCCGCTATCGTTTCAATGACTGTAGGAGCCTGCTCAAAGATTGAGTTAAGCTCGTCTCCTCTCAGCACTCCTGAAGCCATAGCCTGAGTGAGCTGTGTCATTGCTGCACTCATTCCCTGAGCTGATGTTCCGGCAATTACAAATTGCTTGTTTAAAAGCTCTGAGAATGCCACCAGCTCAGACGTATTAAGAGTTTTATGTCCACTTGCGTCTATAGTACTAAAGGCATCTTTTGCCATAAGTCCCATCTTAGACACAGCGTCTGCAGTGTCCTGATATGCAGCTCTTGACTTGTTTGCAGATTCCATAATTGCATCCTGCAAGTCCTTAGTTTTTTGCAAATCTCCTGTGATTAAGTTAAGTCTTGCTTGCGTCTGATTATAAGTATCACCAAGCTCCATCAACTCTTTTACAGAGAATGCCACTCCTGCAGCAGCCGCTAATTTTAAAAAGCTTTCTTTCAACATATCTACAGAGCTTACAGTGTTCTCAGACGCTTCCCTTACCTGCTCCTGCCTCTCTACAGTGTTATCAAGTTCACTGTTTAGCTGATTCAAGCTAGACCTTGCGTCTTGAAGCACCGAAGTATCTATTTGATTAGATGATGTTGACTGCATTTGCTCAAAGCTGTCTATACAAGTGATTAAGGCTGAGTTAATTCGCCTTAATGCGCTTGACATTCCGTCAGTCAGCACCAACTGTGATTGTATTGTAGCCATTAATCAGCCTCCTATCTTCTTCGCTTGCTCTTTAATTCGTCAGCATCCTTTTTATCATTCTTAGCCTTAATATCAATGGCGGCGACTATGAAGGCCTTTTCTTCTTCTGTCATCTC